CAAATCATAATGGCGCAATCTATAATGATTACCGGAACCCAGAGAATTCCGTTGGAAGCAGAGTTGATGATGGATGAAGAATTCTACGTCAATACCACCTCACCAGTGGTGCGCAATGTTGTGTTTGACGTCGCTGTGGCACAGAGGCGTCTTGATACTCTGCTAGTTGTGGATGCTGAAACAGAGCTTGAAATTGTAGAGGAGAATCCGTTCGTCAGTGTGACTTTGTTTTGCCAACGCTGGTTCATCAAGGCATTTGGTTTGAGCAAAGAAGATGTCCGCCGTAAGGAATGTTTGAAACGAGTTGTCGTTGAGGCTGTCGAGGCCGCTTGCGATGATCCCATTGATTATACGGAGGAACACACTGATGAATCTGTGAAGACGACATATGAAAATGGAGTTGCTAGCTCCACAGTTGTCAGAAAGAAGTCTAGGCGTAGAATCACCAAAGGTTACCGATCCATGTTTGCTGCATCTTTGTCACTCAAGGTTAAAATTAAGTTCGGAGCACTCAAATATAATGAAGCCAATCGCATAATGGTGCATCGTTGGTTGTCAGGGGTGGTCGAAGAGGAATATCCTGATCTTAGAAACTGTGATAAAGTGCTTGCTCTAGAGAGAGCGACATTCATGTCATTTGTGGTGAGTGCAGACTACGCTAGATTCAATGTTCTGTTTGAGGATGAGTTGATGAAAGATCGACTCCTGATGCGCTTTGGCGCATCAGCCTAGGGGTGCCCTGTTGTGACGAATGGCCAGGAGCCAAAAGCGAGCGATGCATATACGTTGCTGCCTCCTGGTCAGTTGGCCGTTGAAAGACGGCAGGGTTCGCCCAAAACCCGGAGATGTCTGCGCATCTCCGGGGTTTCTCCCAACATCCAAATTGCACCATTTAATGATAACATAGTTACTTTACGGCGGGCGGTGGCTGAGCGGGTCTTCCTTGTTAAAGAGGATGGACTTTTTGTTCCGCCGCCCAAGCCTGATAGTGGTCTCTTCGAGTCGCGCCTGGGGCAGATTCGAGACATGCTTGTACCACATCTTCCCTCGACCACCCCGTTGACCTTTCAACAAGCTGTTGATACGTTCCGGGGTTGCAAGAAGAAGCGGTATGAGCGGGCTTTGCACAATATAGAGTCAACACGCTCTACGTTGGCAAAGGAGGCTGCTGTCAGTGTCTTCGTGAAGTATGAGAAGACTGATCGTACGTCAAAATTGGACCCCGTTCCGCGGGTCATATCACCAAGATCACCAGAATTTAATCTCAGAATCGCACGATATTTGCGTCAGGTGGAGGAGCCCATCTTTGACGCTCTGGGTGATCTTTTCGGTCATAAGACGGTAATGAAGGGTGTTACTAGTGAGCAAACTGCTAGTCTCTTGCGAGAGAAATGGGATATGTTTGACCATCCCGTGGCAGTTGGGCTAGACGCCTCGCGCTTCGACCAACATGTGTCCAAGCAAGCACTTGAGTTCGAACACACTGTGTATCCAATGTGCTTTGCTAGAAAGAAGGATAGGAAAAAGCTAAGACATCTACTCAAATATCAACTAGTCAATCGCTGTTCGGGATATACTCCGGATGGTTCTATAAAATATAAGATTGATGGTACTAGGATGAGTGGAGACATGAACACGTCATTGGGCAATTGTATTTTAATGTGTATGATGATCAAAGGTTATCTTGCACATACGGGCGTGAAAGCGCAACTTGCTAACAATGGCGATGACTGCGTTGTGTTCATGGAAAAGAAGGATCTAGCTAAATTCCAATCCAATTTGAATTGTTGGTTCCGTTCGATGGGTTTCAACATGGTTGTTGAAAAACCCTCTTATGATTTCGAACATGTGGAGTTCTGTCAAACCAAACCAATTTTTGACGGAACCACATGGGTGATGTGTCGCAATCCTTGGACCGCTATTGCTAAAGACTCTGTGTTGCTTAAAAATCCTCAATCTGTGAGTGATGATTTCTTTAGACAATGGTTGGATGCCGTGGGAACAGGAGGTATGGCGTTGGCTGGGGGATTACCCGTTTTCCAGTCATTTTATGGTATGTATAAGCGATCAGGGCAAACTCTGCGTAGGAATTGGAAACGCAAACTTGTCACCATGAGCACGAATGAACTGCTACCCTGGTATATGAGGGAGGTGGGGCTCCAAGGGAAGAGAAAGGAATCTGAGATTAGCCCAGACGCGCGGGCATCCTTCTACTTTGCCTTTGGAGTGACACCTGATGAACAAGTTTGTCTTGAGGAATACTACGATGCTATGTGTGTTACCACGTTTCATGGGGATTGGCATCCCCGTGAGATATTTGTTCAGTAAGTTATGTAATAATGGGGTGCGTGCATTAAACAACTAAATCCAATTTGATGGGCTAATGTAAATGCCAAGAGACTGCACAGTTGTGGGGCAATCATACCCCTTGCACGCATGAACAGTCCCGTTCACAGCGGGATCCCATATATGTTTGTAATACCTGCTATAGTTACTGCTGCTGTATCAGAAATTGTCTATGCTATATCAGCCACTGAGAAGAATAATAATAGTGGCAATCGTACAACAACTGTTAATCCAACTGTTCCCACACAGGAAATTAATAATACTCATCGCCACATCACTGTTGAAATTGATCCTCGAGGGCATGTCAATGATATGACTGATAAACAGATAATTGTTTTTGGAGATAAATCACACCCTGGGATTAATTCTGCTGTTGTTGGGCCTACTGGTGACTACGTGGGTTGGAAGCAACAAGTGTCGCAAAATCAACTACAACAATCCAGCAATATTCAAGGCGAGCCGTTAGCGTGGAAAGCTTGTTCATCGTTGGTGAGGTCCACTTTACCTGGGTTTACACCTGACTTTGTGGCTAATATAGGCACTGATCTTTGTTTCAGAGCCTTGCATACATTGGCTACTAAAGCTTTACCAATCACTCAAGACGCCGTTGTTGGGTTAGTTAAGAAGTTTTGGAACATTATGCCGAAGAAGAGTAAGAATGCTTTGCCGATTAGGTCGGCTGTTAAAGCTGCTAAAAAGGTGGCCAATGTTGCCTCTCAAAAGGCCATGAACACTACTGGTGCAATGATGCTTAATGTGTCCGCTCCAGCTGCCGCTTCGCAAGTGGTAGCCAGGGGTGGAAATCCCCGGACGAGGTCGTCCATGCGAGGTATAACTGTCACGCATTCGGAAATGATAGGCACGTTGATTTCAAATACCACAACGCTATTTTATACCGCTGGAAATTATGTGGTCAATCCTGCAAAGGCTGACTTGTTCCCATGGTTGAGTAGCATGGCTACAAATTATGATAAATACCGCATACGCAGGTGTGTTGTCCATCTGGTAAGCATGCAACCAACCAGCGTTGCTGGTAGGATGGGCATAGCTTATGATCCTGATAGTACAGATGACTTACCTGCTGATCGTGCTGAGGTGTATGCCATGTATCGACATGCTGAGGGGCCGCTTTGGCAGTCCCTAGCATTGGAATTGCCAGTTAGTGGAAAAGAGATGTTTTGTAATACGCATACCACTGCCGACTCGAAATTAATTGATGATGGGCAAGTTATAGTGTTCTCTGATGCTGTTGTCGCTACTTCTAGTAAGTTGGCGGATGTCATTGTTGAGTACACAGTTGAATTGCTTGATCCACAGCAAGCATTATTTGCTTCGAGTCTTAATCTTATGTCAAACATCTCTGCTGTTAGTGGTGACATATATGTCCCCACTAGTTCTCATGGGCCGAAATTTGCCACATTCTTTACTCAGTCATCGCTTGCTTATTATGTGGTGCCATCACCTGGATATTATTCTATTACTATACATATGTATGACGCTGGTGCTGCTTCACCCGTGATTACCATTCACAATGGAACTTCAAATTATATGTATGGAAACAAGTTGAATTCGACTACTCATGCTATTTGTAAGATATATGTGAAGGTAAGTAATAATTCTGTGAATACATCAACAGACACCTTCGTTGGTGATTACCTTGGGGTGACTCTGTCTGGGGTCGCTAACCTGGCTAGTTTGGAGTCACATAAGGTTGAAATAACCCGTATTGCCCCGCCTATATGGACAACATTTTCCACAACTGGGTGGACTACCACAGCAGCAGCTGGTGACCTGTAGTGTCACCTGCTGTAGTAAAATAAATGTAACATTTACTTATTGTTTGAGCCACTGTACGGGCCTTGTACGCAGATCATTTAGCTTCGGTTGCCACTACCCAGCATGAATCCCAGAATCTTGGGTGACTAGGAGTGGAAGGGACTACCGAAGTGAAGGTGTAAAAATATGTGTTTATGTAATAATCTACAAAAATCTTGCCAAAAAAT